CACTGCTTCAAGCCTACTGCAACGCCTGGCAACTGATGCTGGATGCCGAGATCCGGATTGCCAACGAGGGATTAACGCTTCCGACCGCTGATGGCAGCGAGAAGATGCACCCGGTTGTGAACGTCCGCGACAAGTCAGTGCAGCAGCTTTCGAGGCTCGGCTCACTGCTCGGGCTGGATCCGCTCACCCGGATGAGAATGCTCGGCGGTGGCGGAGCAAATGACGACGGCAAAAACGAGGGCAACGAATTCGACGAGTTCTAACCTATGAGCGCCTACCCCAATGTGAACGCGGCGCAGAAGTACGCCCGCGATGTGGTAGGTGGCCGGATCGTCGCCTGCAGCTACGTGAAGGCAGCTTGTGCCCGACACCTGAATGACCTGAAGGCAGCGAAAGCAAAGAGCTATCCGTATCGGTTCGACCGGGACCTGGCGGAAAGAGCCTGCAGGTTTGTCCAGCTCCTCCCCCACACCAAAGGGGAATGGGCCAGAGGTAACCAGCGGATTGTTCTTGAGCCCTGGCAACTGTTCAGTTTCTCGATGGTGTTCGGCTGGATCCGGAAGAAGGACAAGCTCCGCCGGTTCAGGGAAGTCTACGAAGAGGTCCCCAGGAAGAACGGCAAGTCAATCAAGGTGGCCGGCGCCGGGTTGTACGCCTTCTGCGCAGATAAAGAATATGGCGCCGAGGTCTATTGCGGTGCCACCAGCGAGAAACAGGCCTGGGAGGTTTTCCGCCCTGCCCTGAAGATGGCCAAAAAACTGCCAAACCTGCGCAACCGGTTTGGCATCGTGCCCTGGGCAAAGAAGCTTGAACGTGGCGATGGAAGCGTCTTCGAACCGGTGATCGGTGATCCCGGTGACGGCTCCAGCCCCTCGATGTCCATCATCGACGAGTATCACGAACATCCTGACTCGCGCCTTTACGACACGATGATTACTGGCATGGGCGCCCGATCGCAGCCGTTGCTGTGGGTAATAACCACCGCCGGTTTCGATATCGCCGGGCCCTGCTATGAGATGCGCGAACGCGCGATCGAGATGCTGGAAGGCACCAGCCAGGATGACGAGCTCTTTGCCATCATCTACACGATCGATCCAGGCGACGACTGGACAACCGACGAGGCCATTCTCAAGGCCAACCCGAACGCCGGCGTTTCGGTAAAGCTCGACTACCTCAAAAGCCAGAGGGACAAGGCGGTTGCCCGGGCCAGGTTGGCCAACAAGTACAAGACCAAGCACCTCAATGTCTGGGTCTCCTCGAAAGAGGGGTACTTCAACATGGAGGACTGGAAAAAGTGCGAAGACCCGTCGCTGACCATCGACCAGTTCCGCGGTGAAGACTGCTTTCTGGCATTCGACCTGGCCCGCAAGCTAGACATGAACAGCATGGCCCGGCTGTTCAGCCGCCAGGTAGATGGCAAGACTCACTATTACTGCGTCGGGCCGAAATTCTGGGTACCGGAAGACACCGCGTTCGACAATGAAGACCGCCGGCTCGGCGAGCGGTACCAGGGATGGATTGAATCGAAGCACCTGGATGCCACAGACGGCAGCGAGGTGGACTACCGGGAAATCCTGGAATGCGCCAAGGAAGCCAACCTGGAAACGCCGGCGCAGGAGTCACCCATTGACCCGCACGGCGCCGCGAACCTCTCGCACCAGCTGGACGACGAGGGCCTGAACCCGATCACGATGGTTCAGAACTACACCAACATGTCGGACGGCATGAAGGAGCTGGAGGCCGCGATCGTCTCCGGCCGGTTCCACCATGACGGCAACCCGATCATGACCTGGTGTGTCGGGAACGTGGTTGGCAAATACCTGCCTGGAAATGACGACGTGGTCCGCCCGATCAAGCAGGGCGATCACAACAAGATCGATGGCGCGGTGGCTCTGATCATGGCCATAGGCCGCGCACTGGCGAACGCCCAAGTAGGCGAAAGCGTACTGGATACCCTTTCTGACGACGACATCCTGGTGATGTAAATGCGCACTTATCTGATCGACACCCTGGGCCTTGCCGGTTTCGGGGCGATGACCTATGGCCTGTATCTGAGATTCGGCCTGGCTGACGCCCTTATCGCTGCTGGCGGACTCATGCTCGTCATGGCTCTGGCGGCTGCTCGCGCCTCCAAGCGCAATGCTGGCGGAGGTAAGAAGTAATGCTTGAGTCTCTCTTTGCCCCGGAGTCCCGATCGCTTGAGGATCCGAATACACCGCTGACCGGCCAGAACCTCGCGGAGTACTTCGATACCAACATCGGTATCCAGGTGGACAACCAGTCCGCCCTGACGCTCTCGGCGGTCTACTCCTGCATCTATGTTCTGTCCTCTTCCATTGGCCAGCTGCCCCTTCACGTCATGCGGAAACGGGGCGACAACATCGAGGCCGCCAAGGATCACCCGGCCTACTGGTTGCTTCACGATGAACCCAACGAGTGGCAGACCAGCTACAAGTGGCGGGAAACCAAACAAGGACACGTTCTTGGCTGGGGCAACGGCTACACACAGACCGTGCGCAGTCCGAGCGGAGAACTTCGTGAACTGGTCGCCCGGCGTCCCTGGGAAACCCAGCTGGTGAAGAACGGAAACCGCTGGCTGTATGCCAACAACAGCGAGGATGAGGGCAGTCGTGCGATCGCCCTCGAGGACATGATCCACGTCCGGGCCCTGGGATCCGATGGCCGGACCGGCAAAAGCCTTATCCGGCAACACGCTGAAACCATTGGCCTGGGGCTGGCGGCGCAGCGCTATGGCAAGGATTTCTTTACCGGTGGTGGTCGCCCTACCGGCCTGGTCACCGTGAAAAACTCGCTTCAGAAGGACAGCTGGGAGCGCCTTAAAACCGCATGGAACAACGCGGTATCGAAGCTGAAAGCCAGCGAGAACAAGACGCTGATGCTGCCGGCGGATCTCGACTACAAGTCGATCACCATTCCGCCCGAGGATGCCCAGTTCCTGGAAACCCGGAAGCTGAACCGCTCCGAGGTTGCCGGCATCTTCAACGTGCCGGCGCACATGATCAACGACCTCGACAAGGCCACCTTCTCCAATATCAGTGAACAGGCCATTCAGTTCGTGCGCCACACCATGATGCCGTGGGTTGTGAACTGGGAGCAGGAGATTAACCGCCGGGTATTTACCCGCGCCGAGCGTGCCGCTGGCTACTACTGCAAGTTCAACCTCGCAGGCCTTCTGCGCGGTACCGCGAAAGAGCGAGCCGAGTTCTACCACGCCGCGATCAACGACGGCTGGATGGATCGCAACGAAGCCCGAGTGCTCGAGGACATGAATCCCCGGGATGGTCTGGACCAGATGCTGGTCAGTGTGAACGCCCAACCCCTGAGCGCCCTGAATCAATCCGACACCCCCAACGATGACGAGGAATCCACCTCATGAGCGAAGTCGAGAAGCGCGCCCTTCTGTGTGAGGTGCGTGCCGAAGAAACCGAGGAAGGACAGCCGGCCCGCATCGTCGGGCATGGCGCGGTCTTCAATAAGCGCAGTGAAATGATCTTGGGCATGTTCAAGGAGGAGATCTCCCCCGGCGCCTTCGATGACGTGCTTAACGACGATGTTAGAGCACTGTTCAATCACGATCCCAACTTTGTTCTGGGCCGAACTCGCAGCGGGACCCTGGAGCTTTCCGTTGACGCTGAGGGTTTGCGTTACGACATCAATCCGCCGGATACCCAGTCCGTCCGAGACCTGGTTTTGGCTCCGCTGACCCGGGGTGACATCACCGGATCGAGCTTTGCCTTTCGGGTTGCGCCTGACGGTGACGAATGGATGGAAGACGAAGACGGCCTGATCGTGCGGACCATTCATCGCTTCAGCCGATTGCTCGACGTTTCGCCGGTGACCTACCCGGCTTACCCGGATGCGGGCGCTGCAAAGCGCTCCCTCGAGGCTCGCTGCGAAGAGATCAAGGGTCTCGCCCAGCGTGCCATCAATCAGCGCCGCGCCCGCGAGCGCTTCCTTGAACTCATCCACGCCTGAAACCAAAACATCGCCCCGGAGGGCACAGCACTATGAAACTCCATGAATTGAAGCAAGCGTACAACGAGCTCGCCCGGAACATGCGCAACCTGCATGACAAGATCGGCGACAACACCTGGACTGACGAACAGCGCAGCCAGTGGAACGACTGGAAACAGAAGCTCGACGGTTTCGACGAGCAGATCAAGCGCGAAGAAGCACTGCGGGATGCTGATCAGCGCTTCGTCGAAGATAACGAAGAAGAGCATCGCGACAACCTGGACAACGAAGAGCGCGGCGGACAGTCCGTTGACGAGCAGCGCGCTCAGGCTTTTGATGCCTTTATCCGGCAAGGCATGCAAGAAATCAGCCCTGAACAGCGCCAGATCCTTCGAGAAATGCGTGCCCAGGGAACATCCCCCGATGAGAAGGGCGGCTACACCGTACCGGTCGAAATGCTCAACATGATCCACGAGGCCATGAAGGACTATGGTGGCCTGGCGAGTGTTGCGCAGATTCTCAACACGGAAACCGGCCATAACATCGAGTGGCCGACCAGTGACGGTACCGCCGAAGAGGGAGAGCTGCTGGGTGAGAACACCGCAGCAACCGAGGGTGATGTGTCCTTTGGCATGGCCAACCTGGGTGCCAAAAAGCTCAGCTCCAAAGTTATCCGGGTTTCCAACGAGCTGCTGAACGACAGCGGCATCAACATCCAGGCATTCCTCTCCGGCCGCATTGGTCAGCGTCTCGGCCGCGGTGAGGCAAAGTTCCTGGTGCAAGGTACCGGCGCCGGAACTCCGGAGCAGCCCAAAGGCCTGGAGGCATCCGTAACGAACACCACCACGGCAGCTAGCTCTAGCGAGTTCACCTGGAAGGAAGTGAACGCTCTGATCCATAGCATCGATCCGGCTTACCGTCGCGCTGCAAACTTCCGCCTTGGATTCAACGACAACACGCTTCAGCTGTTGACCGAGATGGAAGACCTGCAGGGCCGTCCTCTGTG